TTATCTCATCATACCACCTATACCTGCGGTAGGTACAGCCCCGCTCGCTGCGCCCGCGATAGTCGGATTGCCTCCGGGCTTTTGACCCGGCATTCCCGCAGGATTCTGTGCCGCTGTCGCTTGCGCCTGCTGTTCGTTCTGCTGAAGTTCCTGCTCGCTGAGGAAGAAGGTATCGAAATCCTGTCCCGTGACACTCGCGAAACGGTGCTTGAGCTTCTTCACGTTGAGCGACTGCGGTCCGAAGAACACCTGCGCGTCGCTAATCTGCTTAGCTAAAAGCATGTAAGCCAGCGGGTCAGAACCATTCGCAACCGGGATGCAGGTGTAGAACCAGTTGAATTTCATCTGAGAAAACTGATCCGGGTGAAGGTAAGCGATACGCAATTCCGTGCCGTTCTTTTTCTGATGATCGATTTCCTGCTGGTGCACATCCATCGGATCCATCGACGTATCCTTCGTGAATACGATTTTCTTGGTCGCCTTCTGTCCCCCAGCGATTTCGGTAGGCAGAGTAACTGTTCTGAAAGTATCCGTAATCTGCTTCTTGAAAGCATCCACTTTCGAATCAACCGGCTTAGTCCAATTCTTCGCGATGTTATACGTGCGAAGCCAGTTGAGCTGATTCTCGCCGCTGATGATTCCATCGAAGAGAGCTGCGACTTTCAAGCTCTGAGATTTCATCTCGTTCATTTCCTGTGTCGCCGTTTTCTCTTTGTCCGATATCGCTCCGATGCCTTGCGCTGCATCTTCCACGCTATTCTTCGAAAGCTCTTTCTTCACCATGTCATACATCGAGAAATCCGCGGGTGCGGGTCCGGCGTAATTCGGCAGAATTGGAAACAGGTCGCCATCGCGAATGTCGTTGATGACCGTCCCCGGTTCGCTGACCTCCGATCCAAAGGTGCGCCCGCTCTTGTTTCCAAGGGTAGGGTCGCTCTTCTGCTTCATCATCCTTATCATCAGCTTAACGAACATATTTTCAACGTCGCCCCAGACGCGCATCTTCGCCGGCTGCGACTTCGAATATACAAAATCGTGCATCGGCTCGAGGTCGTATTTTGCAAAAGGAATAGCGCCTGATGGAGAGATTCCCGTGAGGGGGAAACCTGAGATAAGAGTCTTAGGGCTATTATTGACGGTAGTCTTCTTCTCCATGATCGGCAACATATCGATGCCATTCAATGTAATAGCGAATTCATTCGCTATCGGATCGTAGTAACGGACAATCTCGACATGATTCAGAGTCACCGGGCGGAGCGTCCAGGAATCTGAAAACGAATTCGCGCTCGTCATTTCCGGAGTCAGAGCCAGAAGCGTCGGTACATACTTGAAGCGATCCCAGTTGCCGAACATCTGCTTCACCACATCGTAGCTTTCGTATTCCGCAGTAAAGAAGAACGGCTGCCCCTGCGGGCCGTTCATGAAGAACTTTCGAATATCGCCGAAGTAGCACTTTCGAAGATCCCACAGCTTCGCCTGGCATCCGTCATATTGCTTAACCAATTTCTCTGTCCATGTCGCTTTGTCAGACCCTATGCCTGCTTGATACCCATTGGAGAAAGTCTTCTCGATAACCCACCGCTCGACATACGAGTCTTCCACCAGCGCTACGCCGAAGGCGACCATCGCGCGATAGATAAGCTTCGCCTTATCTTTATAAGCTTCCATGAGCTTCGATTTCCGCACGAGGTCTTCCGCCGTCTCCGCCAATTCGATAAGCATATCGTCCGTATCGTCATAGCACTGCGCGACTGGCTCGAAGTCATACTTGCAGGCGTATTCTACGAGGTGCGTGTCCTTATCACGAATAGTTCCCGTGTTGATAGAAGTATCCTGCTTGTTCTTGCGCGGGGCAACATACTGGTCGTCGGCTTTCTTCTGAACATCGTACCATTTGAGAAAACCCATATCGTCGAATTCCGGGTGGGGCATATCGCGCGAGTCACGGGCGGCGATCATGCGCTGGCGGCGAAAGAGAATATATTTCTTAGCCTCCTCGGAGTAAACGATCTGCGGGAAAGCATTTTGCTCGGAGTTAGGGTGAAGGGTGAGAGCGCCACTTATTGGAACTGTAGGGTCCATTGAATATTAAAAATTATTATTGACAATATTATACCATACAGACCGCCTGCGGGATGTATTATTCACCGAGTGGGCTGTGGGCATCGAAGTCGGCGGGCGCGGAAGCATGGTCGCCCAAGAGAGAACGCTTCTGCCCCTCAGGTCGGAGGAATGTCATAGACAGCGCATCCGCCTTGTTCGGACTCTTGAAGCCAAGCTTCGCCATCGACACTTTATCCATTATCTGCACGCGCCCATTGGGTGTCCTTTTAAACCTAATGGACAGCAGCTCGTCCTTGAGTCCTTTACTGTCCATAAACTCTCCTCCGGCACGACACCAGAGCATCATCCGATAGAAGATCATCGCTCGCATGTTCACGAATTGCAGGCGATCGGATTCATCCTCGCACTGGTCGCCCGTGTTCACCGGGAATGTCCGCCACGGGCGTTTCTGCTTAGAGGTGGCGAGCGCAATTTCCATACCCACATCCTGTCCTTTACCGAACGCATCTATCACAAAGTCGTACGGATCCACTTCGTACTTGTCGCACACCGTAATGGACTTCACGGCCATAGAGGCGGGGGTAGATATCTGCTCGGATGCGACGATCGCCCCGCGCATACGGTCGCGTATCGCCCACTCTGAGGAATCCTGCCCCTCACCGGAGGCGTCGAGGGCGGCGGCTACCCGCCCCACAGGTTTCCACTGCGGGTCGAAAGGCACGAGGTGGATATCCCGCTCGTTGAAAAGCTGGACGTACCCTTTGTCGTCCATGATGCCCTCGTCGGGGAACTCTCCCTTCACGCGGATAGCGTACTGGATGCTGTCTTCGCCGTACTTGGCCGAAATATCCTCGATGTATTTAGTGTTGACGTGCGGGCTGTCCAGGGAGGAGAAGGCGTAGTTCTGCCAGCGAGAGGCGTCCTTGTGGTGCGTGTCGTAGAAATAGCCGAGAGAGCGTGTACCGTTCGAGATGAGGAACACCAGGACGTTGCCTGAGGTGAGCGCTCCCTCCATAGTCTCGAAGATCGGCTCTTCCACTCCCGAGGCTTCGTCGACAGCCACAAGCACCCAGTCGGCGTGCACTCCGGCGAGGGCTTCGGTGTTCTCCTTGCTGGATGTCTTGGCGCGCGCGAACCACGTCTCGGGGTTTTCCTTCATGCGGATGTGAGTCGTCTCCCACTGGTACAGGGCGGCGATCTGGGGCGGCATCTTGTCGATCCATTTCTTGATTTCCTTCCATAGCACGTCATAGAGAGAGCTGGCCGTCGGCGCGGTGCAGGCTACCTGTGCGTAGGGGTGCACGAACAAGAACCAGAGGATTATGATAGACAGCATCATAGACTTGCCGATACCGTGACCAGAGACAATGGACAGCCGGACGGAACATTCGCCGCGGGTCGCTTTCTCCACGCCGTAGAGGACGAGAGACTGCTGCCATGTCAGATGGCGGCCTATGTGGAACTCCTCGAACCATTCGGGGCGCACCGAGGCGCAGAAAGCATCCCACGCCTTGCCGCGCATAGATAGGCCGAGGGTGAAGCGGGCTTGATAGGCGGGGCGCACAGGTTGCGGGACGACACGAAAGACCTGTTCTATCCAGTAGAGGATAGACTTCTCCATTTTTAGATACTCGGCGTTGTCGTCAGGCTTCATCAGGCGGGTTGTTATCGGCGGGGGCGGTGTTTGGGTCGGCTTCGGGCGTTATGTCCCGCACAGTGCCCTGTATAGCTTCGGCTGCGAGGCGTTCTTCCAGCTTCTTGCGGCCTTCGGCGAGGGATATGAGCGAAAAGGCTACATCGCCGCCAAGCTGTAGGCTCTCGGTCGGCTTGCCATGGACGCGGTTGTGCAGGCTGTCTATCGCTTGATTGCTCGGCTCCTTGGTCGTGATGTAGTAGTAGGTTGCGGCGCTGTCGCTCTGGTCGTCAATGTCGCCATGCTCGATAACGCCTTCTAGGTATGCCTGTATTTCGGCGGGTTTGGTTACTAGCTCGGGCTTCTTGGCTTTGTAACTAACGCCGCCTTTTGGTCCGATGATCTCCTCTTTCTCGATCTTGAACAGGAATTGCTGCCCCTGGGCGAGGGATAGCTGCGCGTCAATAAGGCCGTCAGTCGCTCGGAGGACGCGCTGCTCAAAATGGCGCTTAACTAGATTACGCTCGATAATGCGGGGCGTCTTGTAGCCTTTCGGTCGGCCGCGCTTCGCCGGCTGTACATAAAATCCGTCAGTCGTTGGCATAGACTTGGCGTTTAGCGATCTTCGCCCGTGCCATTTTGCGCCCGTGCTTGCGCTTCTGCTCGGGCGTGAGGAGGCTTTGTCGCCTCTTGGCCAATGCAGACATCCTTTTGCGCCTTTCCTCTACGCTTACGCCCGCCCAGCGTGCCACAGACGCGCGTGACTTGTTCATATTCATGCGCCTATTATATCAACGCGCGCCGTTTACCGCAAGCAAAAGGCCGATAATGCGCCTATGGCGGCAAATCGGGCGAGTTGTTGCGGCGAGATACGCGCTACAGTAGGCGAATTTCTAAGCGTGCGCCCTGTGGTGAAGAGTTTATACCAAAGGTGGGGAATGTATCACGTGTTTCAAGGCTGGGCAATATAGAGGCTCGGAATACTTTACAAAAATGACCTGTTTTTTACGGCTTAGTTGAGCTGTTAAAACCATGTCGTAAAATATAGATTGTCGACACTATCTTTCATGGCTCTGTTGAGCCTTATAATATAGACACGAGAAACTATTTTGTCAACATTTCTTTATCTTCTGCAATCTGTTTTTCCATTTCGGCGATAGTTCCGATGAAATGCTTTTTTATCGGCCTGCCAAGTAATGCCAAAATAGAAACACCTTCATTTCTTAGTTTTCTTTTCCAATAACCTAACGTGTCGTACTTCATGCCACATTCGATAGCAATCTGCCTATTACTGTACCTAAGTTGTGAATACTTCACGATCTTGTCGATTTGTTCCTGTGTGATGATCCTTTTCATATACAAACATAGTATATGTTTTGCTTTTATAAATCAATTTCTGATACAGCTGATACACCGAAAAAAATATCAACGGGCTATATATACCTATAATCTTAAAACTTGACAAATATATAAAAATGATATATTTATAGCCATCTATATATATAATTTTAAATATAGAAAAAAATAAGGTGTATCTCCTGTATCAGGATAAACCAGTTTCACACCCGTTTCACCTTATGCCCTAAGCCCCCTTGGCAATTTCGCCCGATCCTTTTCTGTAAAGTTCAAAACGCTCTACTTAAACCACTACATTTTGCCCGTTGTCCGCAGGTTATCCCTAAAAAATGGCTATACGCATTCGCTACTTTTCCAAAACACCATAAAATCCCACAAAAAACAAAAAGTCAATACCAAATTGACATTACTCTACCATATATGCTCTACTATAAACTATATGTAATAATCGCTTGACTTAAATGTATATATAACTGTAGAATGTATTTATTATCAATTAGCATTACAAAACATATGGAAATAGCATTACAAGGCGAAAGAGAAAAAGCGGCGCGCGCAAGCACAACCTGCCCCGCCTGCGGCGAAGCGAAAGAGGCCGGAGAGCATTCGCAGATCGTTTGCTGGGGAGACTGTTGGAGAGGAGAAAAAGGATTGAAGTACACACAACTGGACACCGAAGAATGGCTAATAATCAACAGCAAAAAATGATAAACCTATACGAAAAAGTCCCATGTAAATCGTGCCAAGCCCCCACAGAGCGCATTGACCTATTCTTTGGCGATATCTGTATCAAGTGCTATGCAAAGACACCGGAAAGCAAGGAAGATTATCAAAAAGACGCATTTATCAAAGCAATAGCAAAATAACCATGATAAAAACAGTTACATTTTCAGATTTTTGCGATAGTTTCAGTGACACATATAAGAACAAATT